CCGCAAACCGGCGATTACACCGGCAGCCAAATCAAAATCCCCGGCTACAAGCAGGCAACCTCCCGGCAGAATGTAACCGCAACAGACACGGTAACGCAGGCCATCGGAAAGATGGAGTACAAGATAAACCGGGCGGTTGTTATTAAGCAGCTTTCGCTTCCTGCGGCATCTTGGACAGGCAGCGGCCCCTATACCCAAACAGTCACCATAACCGGCATCACCGTCAACAGCAAAGTAGACATCCAAATGGATGCTACCTCCCTCGGCGTACTCATCGACAGCGGCACATATGCGATATGGATGGAGAACAATAACGGAACGATTACGGCCAAAGTCCTCGGCGATAAGCCGAGCGCAGACATGACCGTACAGGTTACGATAACGGAGGTAACAGCATGAGCGTAATTTACGGCAACCCAATTATTACCAACGGGGGGGGGTAAAACTCAACATTGATTACGGTGCAACCCCTCCTTCTGATACCACCAAGCTCTGGGTGCCATTGGCAAAAAAGCCGAGCGCTGTTGAGTGTAGTCCTGTGCTGAATTATGGAAATGAATACACTGAGACAAAGAATTGGACAGTTGGTTTTTCTCAGCTTAGAAGTGACTCTCCGCAAATGTGTTCGTATGGTAATTATATTTATTCTGTTTGTCCATATACAGGTAGTCAGCAAAATGACATATATAGATATGATGTAACAACAGGAGAAAGAACGACTTTTTATTCAGATCTGGTTTACCAATATAGTGTACTCGCATTTACTGTTGGCAAATACTTGTATACTTTTAACCATACTGTTGGACCGGATTCTGAGTATGTAGATAAGTTTGATTTGGAAACAGGAGAAAAAACTATACTAAGAGATGTTTCTTATCCCTTTCCCGGTACACAAGTACACTATTTTTCAAGTGGCTGCGTTAGTGGCAATAAAATATTTCTTGTTGGCTCATATGTTGGAAGTATAAACTCTGCTACTGTATCAGTTTTCGATGTAACAACAGAAAAATTTACTTATCATGGAAACATGCCAGTACAAGCTCAAGGAACATATAATGCAGCTTGTGTTGCAGTAGGGAGCAAAGTTTATGTATTTGGCGGCACAACAAGAGTCTCATTTGACCCACGGAAGTCTATACAGACATTTGATGTTGATACACAAGAATATACTCAGAATAACAATGTGTTACCTTATTATGTGAACTATGCAAATAGGTGTTGTAGAATCGGTAGCTACGCATATATCTTTGGAAATACAGATTCTACTCAGTATCAAAAAAAGATAATTCGTGTAAATTTAGATAACTTGGCCGTTGATGTGCTTGAGTCTGAATTGCACGCAAGTAGAGTATCAGCTTGCTGTGGATTTGTTGGTGATAAATTTTATCTTCTTGGTGGTTCCAATGAGTCTTCAGTAGAAACATTTACACAATCGACCGTTTTGCAACAAAATCATTTATTCCTACAGGCAGACTTTGGATTTAACAATCCATTCCCACTGATAGACGACAAAGGCGTAAAGATAACCGCTTATTTGCGCAATTCCTATCTTGGGGACAATAACAACATAGCACAGTTAACAAATGCATATCTGTATGATGCATCTTCAAACCAGTGGAAATCCCTTTCGGGTGAAAGCTATGTAGCGGATATGCAGAACGCACTAAATATATTAGGGGTGAACTAAATACTCACCCCGGAAAGGGTGAATATGAGTATTTTAGGAAATCCCATTACATTGGGTGGTGGAGGAGCTGATTTGAACATTGACTTTGGCTCCACACCTCCCGCAGATACAAGCAAACTGTGGGTTCCGCTAACACAAAAACCGATCGCAGTAAATATTACAAACAATGTCAACGCAATTATTGACACAGCACAAATTGTTTTCCCAGGTACTCCTTCTCAATCTGCAGTAAGTGCATTTTCTCTTATTGATGACAAGATAGTGTTTTCACATAAGCTTGGACATGTTGCTGCGAATAGTGTTGGGTATGTATCACTCGCAGATTTTTCATATTCTATGTATTCTTCTGCTTATAGAACCGTGTTACCAATGACAAAAATAAAAGACAAAGTTTATACTACTGCATTTTCAGACGATGTAGGAAGTTGGTCATATAGTGTGTACTGTGCAGAGGTGAATTTAGTACCAGGAAGCACCGTATCTTTTGTTCGTTCTTCTTATGCCTCTTCACCAATAGTAAATATTTCTACTCCAATTACTGTTGGGAACGATATGTATTGGATTGGTGGCACTTCATCTTTTGATACAGCATATTATGGGACTTTGTTTGCTAAAATGTCATATGGGAGTACAGCATCAACATCAATACCGACATATCCCGCAGGATTCTCAATGTGTTACCCGAGCACATTGTCTCTTTATAATAATAAAATCTATTTTATTTGTAAGCCGTCAACTGATATGACTGACTATACATATGACTTATGTGTATTTGACCCGGCAACAACAAAAACAACAAGATTAAAGTCTGATGTTATCACAATAGGTGGGCTTCAAAGAGATACAATTCCATTTTCAATAATTGATGGCATTGGATATATTGTTGATATTAAAGGAACATTGTTTAAGATTGATATGTCAACTTACGAAAGTACATCTATTCAAAATGCTTTTCCGTTTAGCGGAAGTAATGGAAATATTTTTCTTGGCGTATCTTATAATGGAAGTTTGTTTATAAGAGAGCCAAAAGCAGTTGGTAGTGCAGATATTGGCCCAATCTATAAGCTCACTCCACAAATTGATGTAATCGCTGGGACACTTCAAATTGTTTATGATGGACATGGCGAAAAGTGGAATGCACTCTCTGGGAAAGACACGCAGATTAAAATTGACCCAATACAAATTTATCTTGGAAATTCTGTTGGCAAGGGCGAAAAGAAGCAAGGTTATCTTTTTGATGGCTCTAAATGGGTATCTATAGAGAATGACTCTACCTATATTGATACAATGAATGCACTTAATATTATGGGGGTGAACTAAATGGGCTATTATACAGAAAAAGCCAAAGAAATAAAAGCAAAGCAGGACGCAGAGTTGGAACAGCTGAAAGCAGCGCTGCAAACCCTTGGCGTAGAAACCGAAGAAAAGGAGGAAACAGCCAATGCGGAATGACATTTTAGAGCAGGCACAGGAAATCCGGACGAGCATTGACAGCGTGACCGGCACCATGGCGGACGCTGATGCAGCAAAGAACCCCATGCTGTTCCTGCCATGGGAAGCTGATATCAAGTACGCGGTGGGTGACCGCAGACGGCATGACGGCAAGGTGTACAAGTGCTTGCAGGCCCACACATCGCAGGCAGACTGGGAACCCCCGGCTGTCCCTGCCCTGTGGGTAGTCGTCAATGTCAGTTCTCCTGGCACGATTGACGACCCCATCCCAGCATCGAAGGGCATGGAATACGAGTACGGCAAGTACTACCTTGACCCGGAGGACAAGAAAACATACCTCTGCAAGCGTTTGGACGAAACCGGAACTATCGTGCTTCAATACCTCCCTCACGAGCTTATCGGAAACTATTTTGTGGAGGTGTAGCATGGAACCGAGCGTAATCGTGGCGATAATCACAGGCATTGCTTCCGTAGCAGCGGTTGTTATCACCAATAACAAAAGTAACATAGAGCGTGACAACAAGGCCGATATTGAGCGAGCCGTGACCAACGAGAAGCTGGGCGAGCTTACGAGAGAGGTAAGACGGCACAACGGCTTTGCGGAGAGAATCCCCATCTTGGAGGAACAGACAAAGTCCCTCAATAAAAGAGTAACCAACCTTGAGCAGAAGAAAGGAGCTTGAATATGAACGAATTTGTAACTTGGACTTCCCTTGGTACTTATGCAGGTGCAGTCATGATGGTCACAATCATCACCCAGTTTTTGAAACAGACCCCCCTCAAGAATATCAACACTAACCTCTTGGCCTATATCGTTTCCGCACTTATCCTCGTGGGCGCAGAAGCGTTTACGGGAGCCGAGCTGACGGTGCAGGGCGTTATCCTGTGCCTGCTTAATGCGGTTATCGTGGCCTTGGCCGCCGGTGGCACTTATGACGCTACCACAACGGGGATGATTAAACACGCTGATGCGGCTATTTTGAATGCCGAGGGAAAGGGGGAAGCCTAATGGCTTTCCTCTCTCCCGACAATGTACGCTATGATAACGGCGTAAAAATCTGTGAGAAGATAATCCCGGATTCTGCGGTTTGGAACCGTGATGTTAAAGAAGGTGGTTACACCTACCGAAAGGGAACGACCTATAAGGCCAATCGTCCGCTTTCTGCGATTAAAGGCGTCACAATACATAATACCGGGCGCATCAAGATTCCTAACGGAACCACAATGGCGGAGCAGTACACCCGCGCTACCTACCCGAACTGCAATATGGGGTCTGTCCGTGTCCACTACTATGTGGACGAGAACGAAGCATGGCAGAACCTTGACGAGGGCGAGGTCGGCTGGCACGCTGCTGATGGAAACTACGGCCCCGGCAACAGCACTACCATCGCCATCGAGATCATCATGGACGGCACTGATGCCGAGTACAATCGGATTGCCGAAGATAACGGTGCAAGACTGTGCGCTGCTATCCTCAAACGGCATGGTTTGGATGAAACCGCAGTCTACCAGCACCATGACTGGTACGCAAGGAAAGATTGCCCTGCCTATATCAGACCGCACTGGAGCGCGTTTTTGGCGTTGGTGCGGCAGTATCTCAATGACGATACGCAGGCGCCGAGCGATTATGATAAGCTGGTCGCCGAGTTGGAAGACATCAAAGAAAAATACAGAACCGAACACGCCAGCGCGCAGGCACTGCGTGGGAGAATTTTAGCCGCTGTGGAGCAGTACGATACGGTGGCAAAATAACTCACTTTGCAACTCACTTTTGTTCCGAAAGTGAGTTTTTCATGCTTTTTTCAGCGGAATGAAAGTCGTAAAAACCGCTTGATTCCTACACTTTACGGCAACAACATTATTTTGCGTGTGGGTTCAAATCCCTCCATCTCCGCCACAAGAAAAGCCCAGTTTCAAGCGAAAACTGGGCTTTTTCTTTTTCCTTGTAACTCACAAAATAACTCACTTTTATTCCTGCGTAGCCAAAATACCGCCGAAAACATCATCAAGAGCGGTTGTTATCTGCTTTTCCATTCCGGCAACAGCGTGCCCGTAAACCCCAAATGTATCCATGCTCTTGGAATGCCCGACCAGCTGCTTTACCCAACCCTCCGGCAGCGCTTGTGCCATTGAGACAAATGTGTGCCGCAGCTCATAAGGCGTTGTCTGTGGGATATCATTTGCTTCACAATACCTTTTCCAGCTTCTGCGGTAGTGCTCTCCCCTCTTTACATCAAAGAGATACAGCCCGTTTGATTGGGCGAGCTGGTTCTTCAAAACCTCCTTGCCCATCTCGCCGACGAAAACGGCGCGTACAGCGTTTTCGTTTTTGCCTGTAGTGATTTCGTCGTATTCGTTTATGGAGCGTCTGACGATGATTTTCCCCGTTTCTAAATCAATATCATTGCGCATCAAGCCGCGCAGCTCTCCGGGGCGCAGACCGGTAAGGACTTCAAGGCGGTAAGCATTCACCAACGGGTCGACTATGCGCTTATTATAAAGCGTTGTCGTATCTTCGGCAAAAAGTTTAATGACATGCTCCGGCTGCAAGATGTTCTTCCTGCTTGCCCTCGCGCTTTTGGGGATAGCTATATCCTCCGGAGTGTAATTGCTCACTTTCGCTTTGCGGAGATATTTGCAGAAAGAGGTAAGATCTGCTTTTATGTTGTTGAGGGTCTTTTTGGATAGCTGCCCCTCTTGATACGCATGGTCAACCACGTGCTGCAGCACGGCGTCTGAAAGTGCAGATGCTTTCATGTGCCCGATCTGCGGGTCTATCCACTTCCGCCACCGTGCGTCGACTGGACGCCAGTTACTTATTGTTGTATGCGTTTTCAGCTGCTCCATATAGCTTTCGTGCAGCTCTGACAGGCGCAGCTTGGTTCCACTGATGCCAGATGACAACCATTCATCAGCCTTGCGATTTGCTTCCCGCTGCCCTTCCCGTCCGGGCCTGCTGCTGGTAAATGTTTTTCTCACGCCGTCCTTTTGCACGGCTATTTGCCAGCGACCTTGCTTTTCCAACCATTTTGCAGTATTTGTTCTCTCTTTCATGTTATCCTCCTGCAATTAACCGCCCTCGTTTCCGGGGGCGGTGTTTTTTTATTTTTCTGCCATTACATCGTATACAACCACGCCGTTCATAATCGTCAAGAGGGTGTTGTCCTCATTGGCATCGTTGACCACTGTGACTGTTACATATTTATCCTTTGCGCCAAGCGTATCAACAGCATCAGATATCGAATTGCACAGTTTAACCATGCTTTCACGCATTGTTACCCATGGCTCGTATGTATCGTCGTATCCGTCCGCTTTTGCTTGCGCCACTTCTGCAGCTACTCCGGACGCTTTTGCTGCTATAACAAGACCGGTGTCATCGTATTCCAAAGAGTACTCAATCCCTGTGCCCTCTGCATTTTTATCAAGCACAGTTTTTATGGCCGAAGCGACTACGGACATATCCACTTCTGTGTTTTGCTCCTCTTGCTGTTGCTGCTGATTTTGCTGATTGTCCTGTTTGTCTTTATCCTTTTCTCCGCCGGCAAGCGCTCCGATGATTGCAATTATGATAACAATTAGGATTATTGCTGTTACCATCGTTTTTTTCTTCTTTGGCTTGATCTCTGGTGTTGTTTTCTCCATTTCCTCCATAGTCGTCTCCTCCAGTACTGATTATTGTACACTTTACGGTGTACGATTATATTTGGAAAGAACATCTGTTCTTAATCCCGAATTAAACCGTAGTTAGGGTTATTTGCATCGATTAGGACGAGGTATAAAATCATCATCGCAAGCAGGACGAATATAACTACAAAAAGCGTGTTAGTCAGCTTCCGGCGCTGGCGCACCTGCTCTTTCAGCATCTCTATCATTTCTTCGCTGCTCTGGCTGTCGGCTTTTTTATAGGCTTCCTGGACAAAATATTTATCGAGAGACATGTGCAGCGCTTGGCAGATGGAAGCAACGAGAAAAAGGCTCGGATTCTTTGTCGGCTCCGAAAGCAGCCGGGAGATCGTCCTCTCAACCGTCCCGGCATTGTCGGCCAAGTCCTTGTGGGTCATGCCCTGCTCCTGCCGCTTTGCGGCTACCTCCAGTAAGAAGTTATCCCAATTCCTTTCTTCGTCTGAATTCACAAACTCATCTCCTGTTTTTTGTTACCGGACACTTTTGCCCGAAAAACATGACAGTTATTGCGCTGAAACCGCAACATTTGTCAGTACATATTGGCAATGCAATTTGTTACAATTGAATTGTACCAAATACATGCTGAATTTGGAAGGATTTTTATTTGACAATAATCGACAAAAGAGGAGGAACACCAATGGAGAAAAAGGAGGAATTCAAAAAGGCGGTGGAACGGATGTCTGACGAGCAGCTTGTTAAATATCTTCGGATTCTAAAGTTTTCATTAGACGAAGATATTTCTCAATTTTCTCATCTGTCAAAGTATCTGCGAAATCCATAAGGTCTTTCCGGATCCCGGACAGCTCACCATCGGTGGGCTGTTTTTCTTTGCCCAAAAGCTCGTCTACGGTGATACCAAAGTACTCAGCGATTTTTGCAAGAGTAACACCGTCCGGCGTTGCGCCTGTCTTTTTCCATTTTGTTGTTATGGAGTTGCTAAACCCCATATCAATGGCGGCTCTTGTTGGCGATGTTTTTTTATTCTCACACAGAGCTTTGAAGCGATCGTAAAACATATACAAAACTAACCTCCGTTATTTGTGCAAAACAAAGAAACTTCCTAAAGTTAGAAACTTACCTTGACAAAATAACCAAAGTTAGTTACAATACAGATAGAAGAAATAACTTCGGTTATTCCTTCGCCACTTGGAAGTATGTGATGCGTAATATTGTAAGCACCTTTATTATGCTACATAAACTAACCAAAGTCAACTATTTAGTTAAAGGAGCGTGAATATTCGGATGCCTGCACAATGGACAGGTAAGCTAATCGGCGAAATACACAACGCCGGGTTTACCATCAAAGAAGTGGCTTGGAGGGCGAACCTGCATGACAAGTATGTAAGTCAGGTTCTAAACGCCGACCGAGAAGCCCCCTCTGCGGAAGCGAAACTCCGCAAGGCGCTGGACGCGCTTATCAAGGAAAAGGAGGAGGACAATGAAAGACTGGCATGACATGAGAAACGATGAATTTGAAAAATACCTTATCGAGGTCTACGGCGATACCAGCTGGAAAGCATACCTATTTAAGACCAGGCCACCGCAGATCATCACGGTTTTGTGTGGCGTTCTCTCCATCATCATAGCGGCAGTAGTGATATTATCCCATGTTGCATGAGGAGAGACAGGACGGCAAGCAGGAAACCGGCGATTGCAACTCCTGTTGTAATCCAATACCGGACGCTTAACTTCTTCTCGGCCCGCATGGCGGCTTTAACGCGCAAACCGTTTTCCGATAGGCAAGCAACTCCCTCATCAAAGGAGCCATTGCTAAACCAGTAGTATTCGCCGCCGAAACCGCCATCTACCAGCTTTGACCGGAGCATAGTTTGAAATTCAGATTTTGTCAATTTGGCGCTGTTGCTTCGCTTGAATTTGCGAAATATTCTCTTTTCTTCTTCGGTCAAAGAATACGAAACATCAAGTTTTTCGCTCATAATATCACCTCAACTATAGTCTACCACATGAAGGGAGGGACAGCAATGTCAAGGAAAGTTGATACCTACCGCAGGCTGCGAGCGCTGATGCTGGAACTTGGCCACGACCAGACAAGCCTTGGGAAGCGCACCGGTATGAGCCGCCAGCAGATCAGCGACAGAATGATTTGCAAGACCCCGTGGACATTGGAGGAAGTCTATAAGGTCTGCGATGCATTATTTATTCCAATAAAAGATGTCAAGAAGTTTTTCCCGCCAAACGGGGTGGAAAAGAAGGAGGAACAACATGGAAGCAACAACCAACACCTTTATCCGGTGGTTTAACTCGGATGAGATCGTACCCAACAAGGACGGGCATTACCTGTGCCAGACAAATCCGGGAAGATACGCTACCTTGCCATTCAGCACCAAGCATCAGGTGTTCAATGTCAGCGAAGATAATGTGGAGACCGCTATCGAAGTCCAGTGGTGGGCATTTCTGCCGGAGCTTCCGCAAAAGGAGGTACAGGAAGATGAGTAAAAAGGAGTGGCTGCAGGAAGCCTTGGCCGTAGTCCTCGGAATGGGAGCCATCTTCGCAGCAGCGGCTATCCTGCTGCTGGTGAGGTAAGGCCATGGAGCAGAACGAGAGGATAGCAGTTATCCGGGAGAAGTTCCCCGGTTACACCAAACCGCTGGACAGTATGTGCAAGAAGCCGGGCTATTACGGAATTCGGCGGACTTCCGAAGCGGAAGCGCTGATAGCGGGCAAGCCCGGCAGGAAGCGGGAAGCAAACTATAAGCTGTCTGTGCGTATTCCTTTTGGTTATGTGAATATGGCGGAGTTCCGTCAGCAGCTTATCGAAATGGGTTACTGCAACTTCACAGCATGGGTTCTGCGCTGTATCCGCCGCCAGCAGGAGGAGTACAGGCATAGAAAAGCCCCCACCGGCTCCGCAAAAGCCGATGAGGGCAAAGGTAGATTAAGCACCACCAATATACAAGATTGTGGGAGGAATGTCAAGTTGAAAAACGGGGAGGTTGTGGAAGCATGAACCCATACGATATCCCGGATAGGCCCATCCCGAGCTGGGTGGATAACTACGATGATAAGCCTCACATCTGCCCGGAGTGCGGCTGCGAGATCAACGAGACAATTTACATTAAGGACGGCATGGTCATTGGCTGCGAAAACTGTGTTAAGCGTTTTGACGCCAGCGATGCGGATGCTGACAGGTACTTTGATGAAGAACCAGACAGATATTAAGGAGGAGCTATGGAGAACTACTTTCGAGAATTGAACAGCATCAACTGCTCTGACAAGACAGAGAAGAAGAATGGCCTTACATACCTTTCTTGGGCATGGGCCTGGGGAGAAATCAAGAAGCTGCACCCGGATGCAACCTACACCATCTACGAGGATGCTAACGGCCTGTTTTACCACACAGACGGTAAGACCTGCTGGGTTAAGACTGGCGTAACCGTCAACGGCATTGAGCACATCGAGTATCTGCCGGTCATGGATAACCGCAACCGATCAATCCCGGCCAGTGATGTTACCTCATTCGATGCCAATAAGGCAATCCAGCGTTCCCTTACAAAAGCCTGTGCCCGTCATGGCCTTGGCCTGTATATCTACGCTGGTGAGGACTTGCCGGAGGGTGCAGAAAGAGAACCGGAGCCTACCGAGTATTGCATCGACTGCGGGCAGCAGATCACCGGTATCAACAAGCGCAACGGTGAGTATTGGCCGGTAAGCGAGATCGCCTCATACAGCGTCCAGCGGTTCGGCCGCAAGCTGTGCCCGAACTGCCAGAAGAAAGCCTTTGCCGCCGAAAAGGAGACCGAGAAGAATGGAGCTTGATTTGTGGACCGAACTGCAACAGAAATCGGCACAGCTTAATACAGCCGTTAAGACCTTGCGAAATTCGGGAAGCGAGTATGCTGCTGCGGAGCGGGACTATAAAGTCCTTCTCCGCACCGAGTGTTTAAAGCTGAAAGACGAAGGTGTTGCCATCGGGCTGATCGACAAGACCTGCTACGGGATACCGAGCGTGGCAGAAGCACGGTTTAAGCGAGATGTTTCCGAAGCAGTCTACAAGGCGAACTTGGAAGCCATCAACAGCCTTAAACTGCAAATCAGGATCATCGATAACCAAATCGGCAGAGAATGGGGACAGGCTGGGAGGTGTGACGGTTGAAAAACGAGTGGGGCGCAGAGCTTGACCGAAACGGTTACGCTCCGAGCATCGTACAGGCCGACACATCCAAGTGCTTTTTGTGCCAACGCTCCGGCGTAAAGCTCGACCGGCACGAAATCTTCGGCAACGCCATGCGGAGCAAAAGCAAGCGCATGGGGCTTTGGGTTTCCCTGTGCCACACGCCTTGCCACCTGACACACGCACACAGCTGTGCTGAGGTGATGGATTGGCTGCACCGGATGGGCGAGCAAGCCTGTATCGACAACTACGATTTCACGATCCTGATGTTCCGGGAGGAATTCTACACTAACTATTTGGAGGAAACAGATGAAGGTATTAGTGGCCTGTGAGGAAAGCCAGGAGGATTGCAAGGCTTTCCGGGCAAATGGGCACGAAGCGTACTCCTGCGACATTCAGGAGCCGTCTGGCGGACATCCGGAGTGGCATATTCTCGGCGATGCACTCAAGGCCATCGAGGGGGGGGGAGTAATAACCACCATGGATGGCATTCGGCACTATATTGGTAAGTGGGATTTACTAATAGTTCACCCACCTTGTACATATCTGAGTAACGCTGGCGCTTGCCGGTTATATCCTCAAAAAGGGCAACTTAATTTGGAGCGGTACGCAAAAGGACTGGAAGCAAAGGAATTCTTCATGAAGTTCTATAATGCCGATTGCGACAGAATTGCCATTGAGAACCCTCTCCCTAGTAAGATTTTCGAGTTACCTCCTCCCTCTCAGGTTATTCAGCCATATCAGTATGATGATGAAGGTAAGCATCCTTATACAAAGAAAACCTTGTTATGGCTTAAGGGGCTCCAACATTTGGTTCCAACTACGCCAGAGCGCATACCAGTTGGCCCGTATGTCCCATCCGGCACTGGACGGAAAGATAGAAGCAAGTACGGGGCTGCTAAGCGTGGAGATGATGCAAAGAACAGGTCAAAGACATTCCCCGGCATCGCAAAAGCTATGGCCGAACAGTATGGAGGTGACATAAGAGATGAGTTCACGGATGGCATTTCAAGTTGGAGATAGGTTTGGGAAACTTGTGATTTTGAGACAAGACGGCGTACATAAAAAGCCTTGTGGGACGACTGAAAGAAGGTGGCTTTGCAAGTGCGATTGTGGGAACGAGGTTTCTGTACTTGGGCACAATCTTAAAAGTGGAAACACAAAATCTTGTGGATGCCTGCCAAAGCAAAGCAGGCTGCCAAATAATCGAGGAGTTATTAACCATATCATACTCCAATATAAGCGTCACGCAAGAGACAGAGGGCTTGCATGGGGATTATCTTACGAAGATGTCGAGCGCCTCATTAAGCAGCCGTGTTTTTACTGTGGAACAATAAATAGTAATCACAAAGTAACGAAAAATTGCAAAGAGGGATATGACCACAATGGAATAGACCGCACCGACAGTTCAAGAGGATACTTCATTGATAATGTTGTTCCGTGCTGCAAAATATGCAACAGAGCCAAAAACAATATGGATCAAAGGGAATTTATCGAGTGGGCGAGAAAAGTTACAAATTATACAGTTTGTCTACCTATGGCAGACCAATGGGGATAACAGGAGGTTACATATGTTAAATAAAGCGATCCTTAATGGGCGGCTGACCAAGGCCCCCGAACTGAAACAGACCAACAACGGTAAGAGCGTTTGCGGCTTTACCATCGCCGTAGACCGAAGCCGCGACCGGGAAAAGACTGACTTCGTACACATCGTAGCATGGGGCAAGACCGCCGAATTCGTGAACCAGTGGTTCGGCAAGGGCGACCTCATTACCATTGTTGGGCGCATCGAAGTTCGCAACTACGAGGACAAGAACGGCAATAAGCGCACAGCCACAGAGGTTATCGCAGAGGAAGCTCTTTTCGGCGGCAGCAAATCTACCGGCAAGGCAGAGGAAAAGCCCGCAGAGAGCGAGCAGGGCGGATTTGAAGAAGTCGAGGGCGACCCTAACGACCTCCCATTCTGACGGGAGGTGAGGAGGAATGCCGAATAGATTGATAAAGGATAGCTTCCGCACAAGCGACAAGATAGCATCCTTAACGGATTTCGAGTTTCGGCTTTGGGTAAGTCTTATTGTTTCGGTAGACGATGCAGGACGAGGAGATGCTCGACCTGCAATCATCAAAGGCAACGCATTCCCGCTTCGGGAACGGGTTACTGCAAAAGATATCAACGATGCGCTCCACGGTTTGGCGGCCAAAGGCTGCGTTTCCCTCTACGAGGTGGACGGGAAGCCCTACTTTTGGTTCCCGACTTGGGCCGAACATCAAAGGATACGAGAATGCAAACCCAAATATCCCGACCCGCCTAAAAACAGCGGCTTTACACCGTCTGCGGAAATCTGCGGCGAGTTGCCGCAAGTTGCGGCGGATTGCGGCGATCTGCGGCCTGAATCCAATCCGAATCCGAATCCTAATCCGAATACGAATCCAAGCACCCCCCCTACCCCCCCAAGGGGGCGTGTGGATGTCCCGGAAGCCTTGATGGAGAACTGGAACGGCTTTTGTGAGATGCGCAAGAAAATCAAAAAGCCCCTCACTGATCGGGCCGCAAAGATGATCCTGAATGAGCTGGAACGGCTGGCACCGGGGGACAACCACACCAAGGGGCTTATTCTCGATCAGAGCGTTAAGCGCTGCTGGCAGGATGTTTACCCGTTGAAAGGTGACAAGTCTGCTGGTGGGACAGACAATGTATTTTTGCAGATGCTGCAGGAGGAGGGACAACATGAACCGTACTGAAACACTGGCTGTTATGTCCATCCTCAAGGCCGCATACCCCGGCTACTACCGAGACATGAAACGGCAGGATGCCGAAGCGGTGGTAAATCTGTGGGCGGAGATGCTGGCGGACTACCCGGCTGACCTTGTAGCGGCGGCGGTTAAGACACACATTGCCAGTGATCGCAAGGGGTTCCCTCCGCACATTGGGGCTATCATAGCCAGCATCGGGGAGATCAGCAGACCGGCGGAACTCTCCGAGGGGGAGGCATGGGCGCTGATTGCAAAGGCCCTGCGGAACAGCGGCTACAACAGCGAGAAAGAGTTTGCAGCCCTGCCGGAGAACCTACAACGGTTGGTAGGACACCCATCCCAACTGCGGGAATGGGCCAGCATGGACACCGGGACAGTGCAGAGCGTGGTGCAGTCCAACTTTATGCGCAGCTACCGGGCAAGGCAGGAGAGCGAAAAACGGCTGGCTGCAATGCCATCGGAAATCCGAGCGAAACTGACAAACGCTGCGAACCAGCTACCGAGCTTTGACATTGCGCTGGCGGAGCGGATGATGGAGGAGAATGCGTGAAAATAACAATTCCCGAAATCCCCACATCGCTGAATAAATACGCTGGTCGGGCGAACGCCTGGGACTACCGAGCAGAAAAGCAGCGCTGGCTGCAGCTGTTTGTGGCATACTGCCCCAAGTGCAAACCAATGGGCAAGGCGGTGGTGACCATCACCTACTACTTCCCCACCCGGCACCGGCACGACCCCGACAACTACAACGGCAAGATGCTGATGGACGGGCTGGTACACCGGGGAGTAATCGCCGATGATAGCTTTGACCATGTCGAGCTGCGGCTGCGTGGGGCATATGACCCCAAAAATCCGAGAACTGAAATTGACATAGAGGAGGTAACACAATGGGTAAACACGGAACGGAAATAGAGCGGGAGACTCCGCTTTTTGAGGGACAAAGTGCAGAGGAATTTATCAAGCGCTGGAACGCTATCACCAAAGCCATAAAAATGCGCGCAGAGATGGCCGAGCATGAAAATGTGGTGAGTTATGATGTCATACGATAAAGCGTCTCCTAACGCCAAAATCGGCTGTTCTAATTCAAACGACCCGGAGTTCCTGGAGAAGCTGGTGCGGGAGGGCAAGACCAACAGGGAGATTTCCTTAATTCTCGATCTTGATTACGGCTATGTGGCCCAAATCTTGTCTCGCTATGGAATCAAGAGAGACCCAAACCGGCCATGTAAGAGATGCGGAGGGCCGATAGGAAGCACCAACCCACGGCAGTTGTATTGCAAAGACTGCCAAAAGGCCATGGACAGCATTCGGGCCCGCAAAAGCAGTATGAAAAAAGCTGAGCCGAAGAAATGTGAATACTGCGGGAAGGACTATTTCGGCCAGCCGGGACAAAAGTACTGCTCAAAGCAATGCTACAAGGACGCGGCGGCATCCGGTAAGTATAAGCGTCCAAAGAATTGGATAAAGCGCCGGGATGGGAAAATCGACATCGAGATAAGGGTTTGCGGCAAAACAACAGAGCGCCGGGAGAGCGTGGATTACTTCGAAGCCAGGGAGATTTGGCACGATGGCTGGATAGGCCGGGGCTACGCAGCGCTGATAACGGTAGATGGACACAGGCTGGAGACCCTGCCGCAAATAAAGACATTCTTCGGATTTAGGAGGGATTCGCTATGAGGAACTGGACGGCAGCGGCAGTTACGATAATCTTAGCTGCTTTCTGCATAATGGTTCTATCGGCTATTTCGGCCGAAAGGTGGAACCATGTGGATGAAGTGGCCCAGGCGGAGATCACCGCAGAGGAACAGGAACGCCGGGAGCAGGCAGCCTATTACAATGGTTGGCAGGACGGAAAGAATTATTATCTTGAGAATTTTGGAGGGTGAGAAAATGACCGTAAAGGACTACTACGAAGTAATCCGGGACATAGACCGGCTGGCTGCTGCCGTTGACGCAGAGGGGGCTGTTACCATCGACCATGACGATGCGAAACAGATATGGGCGCTGCTGCTGGACTACAAGGATTTGCTGATGGCTAAGGAGGTAGAATGATGTGTAAATGGCTGAAAGATGAAGTCTGTGTAAACAGCGATTGCCCGGCGGTTGCAGATTTTTGCCCCGTAGTAAACCATCCGGGCGTGTGCCGGTACGAGGAAATGGACAAAAACAAAATAGAATGTTGGCAATGCCAGCATCTTATGTTTTCCGACTGTTATGGAGAGTGTTCCAAAGGGAACATCTCCGGGGCTGTCAAACCGCATTTTTCCTGTGGTAAAGGCGTGATTAGAAACGACACTTTGTCGGTAAAGGAGGTATAACATGGATGCTGTGAAGTTTATAGAAGAATGCAGCAGAATGTGCAAGAGTTTTAGTCCTGGATGTAAAGGGTGCAAGGCTTTTAAAGCTTGCGGGAATGATGTATGTTGCGCAGTTGGTAAGGCATCAACACTGGACGCCGCTGCTCAGATCGCTATTGTCGAGGAATGGTCTGCTGCACATCCGCGCAAGACACGGCAGAGTGTGTTTCTGGAGCAATGGCCGGAGGCGGATATTGACTGTTGTGGCGTGCTGACAATATGCCCCTCTCCAATTTCTACATCGCATAGGAACGCACATGGAGGATGTGCAAACATTGGCGTCAAATGTCCTGACTGCCGCCGCGAGTTTTGGATGCAGGAGGTAGAGTGATGAAAAAGCCGCTTCTTTGCCGAATTGGTATGCACAAGCTGAACAAGTATGCGTATGTTCAGGTGTCGCGCCGCCGAAGCGACCGGCACGGCGGGAAGTACCACACAAATTACGCAGTCTGTGAACGGTGCGGAAAACTATGCTACCGAGTGAAGCGAAAAAGGGAGGTAGAGTAATGAAGTGCCCATACAGAGTAAATGAAGAGAGCCTTTGTAAAAACGGAAAAACCTATAACCACAAAGAGTTTGCAGAGTGTTACGGAAAACAGTGCCCTTACTTCGATGAATACCATAAGAGTAACTGTCGAAAAGTTACGGCGGAGATTCGGGGCTATGCAAGTCAGGAGATAGAGTGATGGACTGCTTTAATTATCGCTGTCCATTCCGTCAGAATACAACAAGTAACTGTAACCGTTGCGAGTGCTTGGCGTGTCAGAACAGGTGCAAAGGCCCCGTTACATACACTGCAAGCAACCATACGCTGACCGCAGACGAAACTGCAAAGATTGCCAATAATCCCGATTATGGCGTTGGGACTGGATGTTAGGAGGAGAACAATGGAGAAAAGGATACTTGACGTAACGTGCGGCTCTCGGACGATATGGTTTAATAAGCAACACCCGGCGGCGGTTTATTGCGATGTGCGCGATGAGGAGTTTACCGGTGTTTGGAGTAGCACCAAGCATGATTCAGAACGGAAATGCATTGTGCATCCAGACATACAGTGCGATTTTACGGATCTTCCGTTTTCGGACAACACATTTTCTCTTGTCGTTTTTGACCCACCGCATTTGCGCCGCATTGGAGAAAATGCGTGGATGCGGAAGAAGTACGGACAGCTCGGAGAGAACTGGAAAGAGATGCTGCATGATGGATTCCGCGAATGTATGAGGGTATTGAAACCGGACGGCGTGCTGATTTTCAAGTGGGCAGAAACACAGATACCGGCTGGTGATGTCTGGGACGCGATAGGTGAGAAACCTCTATTTGGACACCACAGCGGGAAGAAAAGCCAAACTTTTTGGGGTTGTTTTATGAAAATTGAGGAGGAGAACAATGGAACGACTGACGAGAAGAAGTGACACAGGACGCGCATATTACCCGCGCTGCTTTGAGGAGCCGTGCATCGGTGCTGGGTGCAAAATCAAGGACTGCCTGCTTGACGACATAATCTGCGACCGCCTCGCCGCCTACGAGGACACGGGGCTTGAGCCGGAGGAAGTTCTGCCGAAAGATAAGGCAGACGAGATCGCGCTGAAGCTGATGCGTCTTGTTGATTTGGAGAGCATTTGCAGCTACACCCGCTTGCGCGAGCTGGCCGAGGCCGACAAGGACGGTCGGCTGGTGGTGCTGCCGGAAGGAGGAGAAAACGATGGCTGAAGCTGAACGAAAACTCAAACCGTGCCCGTTCTGTGGCGGTGAAGCAATACTTGAAACAGTAGATGGCAACAGCCCAGAAGGGTTCTATATATACTGTCCAGAGTGTTATTTTGAAAGTGGCGTATATAGCGAACCAAAATTTATCGTCGAAAAGTGGAATAGGAGGTGCTGACAATGGCTGAATACATGGACAAGGAAGCGTTTAAGAAAAGCGTTGAGGAGCGTTATTGCAAGCCGTGCAAGGCGGAGGGAAAAGACCACAACGGATGCTGGTGTCGTGCCTGTTGGGTTGACGATATGCTCGATGAGGTAGATTGTTTCCAGATCGCTGATGTGGCCCCGGTGGTGCATTGTAAGGACTGCAAGAATAGCTGGGAGGATATAGGCGGACTGTGTTGCTCGCATGGGGTTTGCATTGACCTTACAGTGCCGGATGATTTTTATTGTGCATATGGGATAAGGAAAGAAGGTGAAGAAAGTGTCTAAATACATTGACCGGGAAGAACTGATACGAGACATTATTTCTGACATGGCTTTGTTCATGGGAACTCCCGACGATGTTCAAAAACATGACGAGCAATGCAACCGTGCAATCTCATATATTGAGAGCGCCACAGGTGCCGATGTAGTGCCGGTTGTGCATGGGCGGTGGATGCCTTTCCACAGCGAGGCTGCTGGTGATATTCAGTATTGCTCCGCTTGCGAGATTGGGTTTGATGCAAAGATGGATTATTGCCCACACTGCGGCGCAAAAATGGACATTAAGGACGGAGGTGACAACGATGCGGTTGATTGACGCTGACGCGCTGGAAAACCAGTTTGGAGTGTCCGATGAAGACCTCCTTGCACTGGACGAAATTCGACACGCTCCTACTGTTGATGCAGTGCCGGTGGTGCGGTGTAAGGACTGTAAGTATTATTATGAATGCGGTGTGAATTTTTGCGATCGGCTTGGAATGGATTGCCCAGGCGATTCGGATTTTTTCTGCTCCTACGGCGAAAGAAAGGATGGTGCTGAAAATGGATGAATACATTAACCGGGGAACAGCGATTGCCAAGTTGACCGCCTTGGAAGTAACCGAACCAAACGCTACAATGGCAGACGCAAAACGAGTGCTGGCAGATATTCCTGCTGCCGATGTTGCCCCGGTGGTGCATGGGCGATGGGAAGAATATTTAATCCCAAACATACTTTGCTGCTCAAATTGCGATTGGGGTATTGATCCACTTTGTAAATCTCCGTACTGCCCCAACTGCGGTGCGAAGATGAATGAAAAGGAGGCGTCTATGATTAAGCCATACATCAAAAATGAAACTGCAGTGGATATTATCTGTAGTATCTGCGACAGAATGTATCCGGGAATGGACTGTGAGCCTGCCGACTGTGAGTGGATGAAGATGCTGGCGGAGGAAGCTGTTGATGCGGTGCCGGTGGTCAGATGCAAAGACTGCGAATACAGCTACGATGAAATAAGCTATCTGTGCTGTTCCCACGGCGTTTGCGTTGATTGCGAAGTGCCGCCGAACTTCTTCTGCGAATACGGAAAAAGGCGGGCGGAAAAGGAACCGCCGGAGGAGGGAGAAACATGATTGACTACAAGCGCATCTGCATTGACGAGCTGAAGTGCCATAGCTATAAGCTCCGGTCACTGGAAAGCCTGCCGGAAGAAATCCGCCGCTACAATGAGCAGATGGACGGCATCCGGTCTGCTACCAGCGATGCTACACCAGTAAAGGGCGGTGGCTGCGGCCGGGAAGATCATTTGATTAACGCAATCTCCCGCCGGGATGCGCTCTCGGCAAACCTTGCGATAGTCAAGTGGCAGACTTCCCAAGTGGAGAAAGGACTGGCTTGCCTGACGGAAAAGCAGCGGCGCATCCTTGAGCTGTTCTACATCCGCCGGGAATACGGCTACATACAGCGGCTTTGCCAGGAGTTCAACGAGAGCGAGCGGCAAATCTACTACGATAAGGACGAAGCCCTCCGGAGATATGCCCTTTGCCGGTATGGGTTGACCGAACTGTAAAGTTTGCAGAAACATTGCAGAAATAAGATGCATATACAGTGTATACTGATAGTGTGGTAAAACACAAAATTCCCTTGACATTCCTCCTGGTGGGGAGCCGGGCCCCTAATCCCGGCAATCTGCTCCCGTAGCTCAATGGTAGAGCGGCTGCCTTGTAAGCAGCGGGTTATAGGTTCAAGCCCTATCGGGTGCTCCACCTTCATGTTTTACCTCCTTTTTACGGGGCCGCCGATGCCCCGTTATCCCATCGGCCGAAGATACATGACCTTCGTAAAAAAGGTGCCGCGCTGGCAGACCGCAAGTTCGCAATAGTCTGCCTTACCAAAAGCAATCAGAGAGTACCGAAAGGCGCTCTCTTTCTTTATGCCATAAAGGAGGGGATACCTATGGATTTAATAGTCCGCAAAATCCCGCAGAGCGACACCATCAAGGTATATCCGGTATCTGATGTGCATTTGGGCAGCATCCTACATGATAAAGAGGGCTGGCAAGCATTCTGCCGCCGGGTAGAGCGGGAGGATGCTTATCTCATCCTTGGCGGCGATCTCATCAACAACAATACCCGGAACGCGGTGGGAAGCCCCTTTGAGGATTATATCCGCCCGCGGGAGCAGAAAAAGGTGATGGTGGAAATGCTAACGCCCATCAAGGATAAGATACTCTGCGCGGTATCCGGTAACCACGAAGCGAGGACAGCCAGGGACACCGACCAAGACATTATGGGCGATATCATGTGCAAGCTGGACATGGAGGACTACTACGCCGAGGATATAGCATTCCTCAAACTGGAGATTGGGCGCAGGGTAACAAGAGATATCCCTATCACCAGCTATACGATGGCTGTTACCCATGGCTCCGGCGGCGGCATTTACACCGGTGCAACGGTCAACCGCAATGAGCGCTTCGGCTACACCATAGAGGGCATTGACGCTCTGATTGTTGGCCACACCCACAAAGGCACCATCAGTAAGCCCAAAAAGATCGTGGTGGATAGTAACAACAATGTTATCCGTACCAAGCAGCTGGTAGTTGTTAGCTGTACTGCATGGCAGCAGTACGGAGGCTACGCAGCCCGGAAGATGCTGCTGCCCAGCAGCGAGAGCGACCATGAGCAGCCGCAGACGCTCCTGCTGTGCGGGAACAAGACAGGCACTAAGCGGATAACCACGGTTTGGTAACAATAATTGGTAGCCCGGCATAGTAGACACCGGGAGGGACAGGGTGGGTAATGAACATTGTATTTGATTATAATTCTCCCAGGTGGCGGAGGAAGCGCCAACAGATATTAAGGCGTGACGGATATATGTGCCAGCACTGCAAGAGGTACGGAAA